AGCAAAAGTAGCATTATTAGAAGATGAAATTAAAATATTAAAGGAGAAATAAAATGAAAGCAGAAGATCATAGAAAAGTAGCACAATGGCATCTAAAACAAGCAGATTTGCATGAAAGTGTAGATGGTTATCATTGTGGTTGTCCAGCAGATGAACATAATCAGCGTATTCTTGATATTGTAGAGTCAGGTGCAATTGAAGAAGAACGTGAATGTTCATTAAAATAAGTAAATAGTAATATGTATGTATGTGTGTAATCAAATTTTAAAGGAGTATTAAATGGAGTTTAATTACGCACTTAATACATTGTATTTTCTGTTTTCTGCTGTTCTCGTAATGTGGATGGCAGCTGGATTTACAATGTTAGAAGCAGGATCAGTTCGTTCTAAGAATGTAACAGAGATCCTAATCAAAAATGTTGCACTGTATAGTGTAGCATCCTTAACATTCTTGTTAGTTGGATATGAATTAATGTATGGTGGTTGGAATCAACCAGAAGATCATGCATTAATGAGTGATTTTTTCTTTCAAGTAGTGTTTGTTGCAACAGCAATGAGTGTCGTGTCAGGCGCAGTTGCTGAACGTAAGAAGTTGTGGTCATTCTTATTATTTGCTGCTATTTTTACAGCAGTAATATATCCGTTTCAAGGACAATGGACTTGGGGTGGTGGATGGCTAAGTGAAGTAGGATTCTTTGATTTTGCTGGATCAGGAATCGTACATATGGCAGGTGCAGCAGCCGCATTAGCCGCTGTCTTGCTTATAGGTCCACGAAAAGACAAGTACGATGAAGATGGTAACCCCCGACCTATTCATGGTTCTAATATGGCACAAGTAACCCTTGGTACTTTGATTCTTTGGATGGGCTGGTTCGGATTCAATGGAGGTTCGCAGTTAGCTATTAATGGTATTGAAAATGCTGATGCAGTAGCACAGATTTTTGTTAATACTAATACAGCAGCGGCATCTGGATTATTAACAGCAATGGTTTTATCTAAATTATGGTTAAACAAAACTATATTGAATGTTACACTTAATGGTGCATTAGCAGGTCTAGTTGTTATTACAGCAGATCCACTAACACCTTCGCCCGAAATGGCTATGTTATATGGCGCATTTGGTGGATTTATTGTTCCTATTTCTATGTCTTTATTAGAAAAATGGGGCATTGATGATCCAGTTGGTGCTATAAGTGTACATGGTGTCGCTGGTATCATTGGTTTGATGTTAGTACCAATTCTAAATGCTGATGCGACATTAATAGCACAAGCACAAGGAACAGCTGCAATATTTGGATTTGTTTTCTTAACATCATATGTTGTATGGTTGGTGTTAAAGCATACTATAGGTATTCGTGTTGGTGAAGAAGAAGAATTAGCAGGGTCAGATATGTGGGAAACAGGTGGTAAAGCCTATCCTGAGTTTATGACACACTAATTTTTATATATTACACACATACATAGACCACCCTTCGGGGTGGTTTTTTATCATAAAAATATTTGACTATCGTATAAAAACAATATATAATAGTTCAGTTAATTGCATAATTCTGTGGATTAACCAATTCATTTTTGATAGGAGAAATAATATATGAATGAGAATATTCGACCACTTCACGACCGTGTTGTTGTGAAGAGAACCGAAGAAGAAAAGATGTCTGCCGGAGGCATTGTTATTCCTGATTCAGCTACAGAAAAACCAGCACGTGGTACTGTGGTTGCTACAGGTGAAGGTAAAGTTCTTGATAATGGAACTGTACTTGATCTAGGTGTTGCCGTTGGGGATACCGTATTGTTTGGGAAATTCGCTGGAACCGAAGTAAAGGTTGGTGGTGATGATTTAGTCGTTATGAATGAAGACGATATTATGGCTGTAATTGAAGCATAAGGAGAAAATATGAGCGCAAAAGAAGTAAAGTTTAGTGATGATGCACGTCATCTAATGCTAGATGGTGTAAACACACTAGCAAACACAGTAAAAGTAACACTTGGTCCGAAGGGAAGAAATGTAGTACTAGATAAGGCATTTGGTTCCCCTACTATCACAAAGGATGGTGTATCAGTAGCAAAAGAAATTGAACTTGAAGGTAAGTTTGAAAATATGGGTGCCCAAATGGTTAAAGAAGTAGCATCACAGACAGCAGATGTTGCTGGTGATGGAACTACCACAGCTACAGTACTTGCACAGTCTATTATGAAGGAAGGAATGAAAGCAGTAGCAGCTGGAATGAATCCTATGGATCTAAAGCGTGGTATTGATCTTGCAACAGCATCAGCAGTTGACAGTATTAGTTCACAATCAACAGCATGCACTGATCCTAGTGCTATTGCACAGGTAGGAACTATCTCTGCTAATTCAGATGCATCAATTGGTAACATTATTGCAGAAGCAATGGAAAAGGTTGGAACAGGTGGTGTAATTACAGTTGAAGATGGTACTTCATTTGATAATGAACTTGATGTAGTAGAAGGTATGCAATTTGATCGTGGTTATCTATCACCTTATTTTGCAACAAATCAGGAAAGCATGGTAGCAGAACTTGATGATCCGTTTATTCTTCTACATGATAAGAAGATCAGTAATATTCAATCTATGATTGGTGTTCTTGAAGGTGTTGCTAAAGCTGGTAAGCCATTGCTTATTATTGCTGAAGATATTGAAGGTGAAGCACTTGCTACATTGGTAGTAAATTCAATGCGTGGAATTGTTAAGGTTGCAGCGGTTAAAGCACCAGGATTTGGTGATAGACGAAATGCAATGCTTCAAGATATTGCTACACTAACCGGCGGAACTGTAATTTCAGAAGAAGTTGGACTTTCACTTGAAAAGGTAACACTCGATGATCTTGGTACTGCTAAACGAATTGTGATTGAAAAGGATAATACAACTATTATTGATGGGTTTGGTAATAGTGCTGATATTGAAGGTCGTGTAAATCAAATTCGCACACAGATTGAAAATTCTACTTCTGATTATGATATTGAAAAGTTACAGGAACGTGTTGCTAAACTATCGGGTGGTGTTGCAGTAATTAAGGTTGGAGCAGCTACCGAAGTTGAAATGAAGGAGAAGAAGGATCGCATTGATGATGCACTTTCCGCAACTCGTGCAGCAGTAGAAGAAGGTGTTGTTGCTGGTGGTGGCGTAGCACTTGTTCGTGCTATTGATAATATGTCATCACTTACTGGTGAAAATCACGATCAGGATGTAGGTGTTAATATTATGCGTAGAGCATTGGAAGAACCATTGCGTACTATTGCATATAATGCTGGTGTAGAAGCATCGGTAGTTGTTAATCGTGTAGCAGAAGGTGATAACACATTTGGTTATAATGCAGCTACAGATGAGTATTGTGATATGATTGAAGCTGGTGTTCTTGATCCTGCTAAGGTTACACGTTCAGCACTTCAAAATGCAGCATCAGTAGCAAGTCTAATGATTACTACAGAGGCTATGGTAGCTGAAATTCCACAGGATGATGCACCTTCTGCACCACCAATGGGTGGCGGTGGAATGGGTGGTATGCCTGGGATGGGAATGTAAATTTTGCTAAATTGGTAGTAAAATGATAAATATATGTGTGGTAGATGCCAATTGGGTTTACCACACATATCTTGCTTAAATAAAAGGAGAAATATTATGACAAGTTTAAAAACAATTCGTGCGAAAGATTTCGCACCATTTTATCAAAATTCAGTTGGTATTGACCAACTATTCGACAACTTACTTTCTACAGTAAATGTAAATACACAATCAAATTATCCACCATATAATATCATTAAGAAAGATGATAATAACTATCGTATTGAAGTTGCAGTGGCTGGATTTAGCGAAGGTGATATTAAGGTAACTATAGAGCAAAATGTTCTTATGATTGAAGCAGCTAAATTGGAAGAAGTGGAAGATACCACAGAAGATTATGTACATCGTGGTATTAGTTCACGCAAGTTTAGCAGAACATTCAATCTTGCAGAACATATTGAAGTAAAATCTGCTAAGGTAGAAAATGGTATTCTAAGTCTTGTTTTGGAACGTGAAATTCCAGAACAACTTATGCCTAAATCTATTGAAATTGAATATAAACAATAATATCAATAACTTACCTTAGTTAGTTGAATAATAGGGGCATATGCCCCTATTATTTTGCCTGAATGCTAATAAATATATACACACTAATTAAAAAAGTGTGTATAAGGAGTGTATTATGTTAGCATGGTTAGCAAAACAATATGTAATAACAAAAATTAAAGCGGTTATAGCAAGAAAAATAGTTAAACGAATGCAACGCAAATATAATTTGGGTTCGCAATATAAACAATCATTTACAATGTCACATGATGTTGATTGGCAAGAAATTAGAAAGTATGCTGAATTAGCCAAATTAGCATATGCAAAATCTTCACAGGAGATAATACGAGCATACCCAAATCAAGCATATATCAACGAAATAAATAAAATTCGTTATTTTTTATTAACTGATAGAAAAGAAAAAACTTATACTATATCTATTCGTGGTACAAATAATATGAAAAATGCTATGCAAGATATTAAATTTGATAAAGATCGTTCAACAAGGTTAGGATGTAAATTACATAGTGGCTTTCATGGTGTTGCTGAAAAAATATTTGATGATTTAAAACGATTAATGCAGGATAAATCATATACTGTTAGTATAACAGGACATTCACTTGGTGGTGCAGAAGCAGTTATTGTAGGTGCATATTGTTATAATGCTGGTATGCGTGTTACAAAAATAATAACATTTGGACAACCAAAAGTATTTGATCGTGATGGAGTTGCTAAATGGAAACATTTACCATTAACAAGAGTAGTTAACGAAACAGATGTAGTACCATTAGTACCACCAGTTGAATTGTTGTATATGTTTAAACGATATAGACATTTTGGTAAAATGGTTAAATTATGCAATGATGACTATTATTGCTTTTTGGAACCAGAACAAGCAAGTGGAATGGGTGTTAATTCATTTTGGTTGAATACAGCAAAAGAAGATTTTTCATTTTTAGATATTGCTAAAGAATTACCAGATCATTATATGGATAATTATATTGAGAATATTGAACCTAAGTTAAATAAAGGTGGTAAAGAAATACTTTGGAAAGATAGAGAAGCATATTTAGAAGAGAAGGAAAATGAAAAAACTTGAAAACATGACAAAAAAAGAGTTAGATGAATATGGTGAAACTCTTGGATTAAAATTAGATCGTAGAAAAAAGAAACAAGATTTAATTGATATTATTCAGAATCAAGAATTAGAACAAAGATATCAAGAAGCTAAGACAACAAATGAATTATCCAGACGATTAAAATCTGAATTCATCGTAGAAACAACTATTTTTGTAATAATAGTTATTGGAACTATATTAGCACTCACTGTATGATTACATTAGATAATATTAACCAAATGATTAATAATGGTACTCTATGTCCATATGCTTTTAATACATATGAATTAGGACCACAAGGTAGACAACGGTTTTGTTGTGTATGGAAAGAACAAGCATTGGCAGATGATGATGGTAACCAATTAAATGTTAATAATAGTGTTATACAAGATGCATGGAATAGCACACAACTTAATCGAATACGTCAAGATATGCTAAATGGGAAGCAAATAC